TTAGTCCCGGTGATAATACATATTTGATTCCAAAATAACCGCCAATTATTGAAAAGATAAAACTCATAGCGGAAACATCAGAAATTAATGCTACTAGTGGAGTTGCTACTTTGTTTACTTGGTAAGCAACTAATGCACCTTCGATTAATTCTCGTTCTGATCGTCCAAGAACTATTTCGTGCCTAATTACTTGGTCCGGTTTTGGTTTAGGCATGGAATCACTCCACGATATCAATTGGATCATTTTCTGTTAATATTTGTAAAATTGATTCGACATCATCAAGTCTTTGTTTTAATAATTCAATTTCTACTTCATTTTCTGCTACTGTCATTTAATCACCTAAGAATATAATCCACCAAGTGCCATAGCCCCTTTCTGTGCTGTAGCCAATAATGCAAAAGTCGTTGGAGGAGTAAATGCCCCGACCAAAACCGTATAACCTGCAAAAGTTCCTGTCCCTACTGCTCCACCTTGAACATTTAATCCTAAAATATTAGTTTCATAACTGAAGTAACCTGTAGCAGTTGCACCAGATGCACCGCCATCATTACCAATACCTATCCAATATAGATCTCCTTTAGTTAAATCCATTGAACCTGTACTTTCTGGTGTAATACTTGTCTGTATTGAAACTGCAAAAGATGTCATAGCGAGACTTGCTTGACCGATTAATGTCTGAGGATTGCCATCTGAATCACTATTGTAAATTGCAACTTTAACTGAAGCCCCAGCTGTTGAGTTAATTGCTTGATGCATTATAGCCGATAATGTACCAGTTTTAGACGCATTAAATGAACGATAATACATGAAAGAGCCTGAGGAATCTGTAAAAGAACTTACAGTAAGACTTCTATTCCCATAACCAGTCCCGCCTTGATTAGTTAGATCTTCTAACAATGGAACAGATTCAGTTGAAGGTGTTTCAATAACTAGACTGTCAATAACATAGTTACTTCCACCAGAAGCAGCCGTTGTTTGAACTGTCGAATCTGGGAAAGTTATTCCACCACTAGAACTTGAAACATCAAAAATAAAACTATCACTTCCGCCCTTTACAGTTATTTTTTGATTAGTGTCACATTGTAATGTTACAGCCTTAGTATCATTTGATAACGATACTTTAGGCGTACCAGTTCCATTACCTTGGACATTTAATTGTGAATCGGTGTTTGTAGTATCGTTTTTTACTCTAACATTACCAGTTCCAGTCACTCTAAGTTCTAGATCTTGATTGGTATTGCTATTCTTGACAATACCTGCAGCACCTACTCCACCTATGTCTAGCTGGTTAACCAGAGAAACAATTGAACCGTCAAAAGTTAAGTTTGCACTACCTTCAATTGTATTGGCTGCTGTTGCACCTACAGCAACTTGATTGTTTGTAATAGATCCTCCAATAGTCCCAGTAGATCCAGATAAAAACCCGTCCCAATCACCACGAACTGCCATTCTTGCTAATTGTACTAGAACTAATCTTCGCATTTCATCTTCATTTTCAGGTTCAATAAAGATTTTTTCCGCTACTGCTTGAAATTGTGCATAAGATAAGTTCTCTAGATCAGTCTCTTTCAATAGTTCGTATATTCTTTGTGAATAATCTGGTGCATCTGGTAGTGGCATATGTATATCTCCTATGTTAAAAATCCGTCCCAATCACCTTTACATGCAGTAATAGCGAGTTTAATTAATACTAATCTTCTTAGTTCATCTTCATTCAATAGCATTACATCAATGGGTTTGGCTACATTATCAATGGTAGGATTTTCACCAGATGCAATCTCTTCAAGCGTTTTACCTTGCATGATAGGATAAATCCTAGAGGATTTCCTTTCAGCGTTTGGTAAAGGCATATCATATCACTTACTTTAATTGTTTAGATCGTAGGTCAACTATTTTACGAACTGCTTCGTAATCTTTCATTGACATATATCCTGCACCCAACAACTTGAACGCTTTTGATTGCATCTCTGCTAATCTTCTGCGACCTTGTGCTTTTGTCATCTTCATTTAGATCACCTTAAGCAGAAGTTATGTATTGTGCTGTAAAGTTTAGAGCAACAGGAATTGAACACGGCTTCATGTAAGGCTGTGCTTCAATTGGATCAGTAGCTGGAACTGCTCCAGATAAGTTACCGTTTGACATTGTTACTTGTGCGCCACCTGCCACGCTTGTAATTAATGCCTGATCTACTGATGTAAATTGTGCCTGTGTTATTACTTGACCTTGCAGAGTTTCCCCAATTGTGTTACTTGTCTGCAAATCAACAAGTTGGAATGTTCCCGCACCTGCCGCTACTGTCGCACCAATAAAGATACGAGGAACTCCTTGATTAGTTACTACCGCAAGAGACGCGTTACGGCCAGCCGCTACCATAGTGAAGACACGGAGTTGATCTCCAGCCATCAGAGTTACAGGGCGAGCAAGAGTAGGAGTGCCACATGCAACTCCCTTAACTGCGAATGGTACTAGAGAAAGAATCAATCCTTTCCTTAGAATGTATGCATATGATATGTTTGCTCCTGCTGTAACAATACCACTTACTATTGTTTGACCTGTTGCGAAGTCTCCAATGTTTTGTGCTGTTACTGTGTAAGCCGTGTCTGTGGTTAGACTTGCTTCAGTTCCGTCTGTGATTGTTGCATTTAAAGGAATCTTGAAACCGCTTGAGCAGTTTAGAACACCTGTTACATTTTGTGTTGTCATCTTAGATCACCTCAAAGTTTGAAACCTGCTCCTAAAGGTTTGAATATGTTACGATTTACATTAGCAATTGGTCTGCGAAGTAATCTTTTTCCTAATCTAAAGCCAATACCAATTCCTAATGACTGTACAGCCATAGCTTGATAATTGTTCATGAAGTTATTTTGAACAATTCCAAAGGCTTGGTCTGGTGCAGAGACAATATCTCCCAAAGAGATTTGTCCTCCGCCAACTTCCATAGTTACCATACCAACACCTGCGCCACCATATCCGGTTTTCATTCCAAGATCAGTAGCACCTGTGACGAATCCAACAGGTGAAGTACCCATTAATCCTTGAGATAATACATTAGCATAAGCATAACTTTCTGCTACATTCAATAGTGAAGTCGCTCGACTTCTTCGGCGTGGGCTTGATTTTCTTCTGCGAGCCATGCCTTATCTTCTAAGTAGTCGGCTTATGAATCTTCACTTACAAATAGACCTTTTTCGTCTCTTTGTATAACTTTCATAGCTGGTTGTTGATTTTGTTGACTCATGTTAGCAATAAGTTGACCGATTGCCATTTGAATTGGATTAATTGGCTCACTTTCACCTAAGCCGGGTATTTTTTCTACTACTGATCGTATAGCAAGTGCTAATTTTTCATCTAATTCTATTAATCCATCTTCAATTTTATGTCCTAGGTCTATTAATAGTTTGAAAACTACGCCAAAACCTACAATTATTGTTCCTATAATATAGAGTGTCTCCATCATAGCCCCATCGACTCCTCTTCGGTCCTTAAAACCCGCCTAAACCCCAATCCCAATCCTTTTAATGCAATCATGGTTCGCTAAGTACCTTAGCAGGCGATATGCAATCGCATTTGTCTCAAAAAATCTAGCGATTTTTCGTTGCGGCTGATCGCCGCGTGTATTATATAGCCCTAATAGGGCAGAATCGATATTATGGAGCGCGACTATCGGTTTGACGACAAATGCTGTATTTGTAGAATACATCAAAGATACAAAGATGAAAAAATGAGATTATGGGGCATTTGTGAGAAATGTAAAGACATGATTAACGGAGATTGGATATTATGAATCTAAGATGTTCTAAGTGTCAACTTGTATTCTTGGTTAATACTTTTGAAGATGTAAGGATTATACAGGCTATGTCTTGTTCAGAAGGAGCAGGTCACAAATTAAGTGAGGTAGCATAATGTCAAGTGATGATTACAGGACAGACCAATGGATTCTTGATCTCTTTCCTAATTTCTTTGACCCATGCCCATTCAAAGGCATTCACTTGAAACATAATGGGTTGCATATGTCATGGAATTATGCAGATTATGACGGCGTGTTTGTTAATCCACCTTATTCAAATCCTAAACCGTGGGTTGAAAAAGCAATACAAGAACAGAAAGATGCAAGAAAAAGAGCATATGATCCCGAAGATGAGCAAAAGATTTGGTCGGCCGGTACTATTGTTATGCTTCTAAAGCATGACACATCAACAGAATGGTATAGATTGTTACATGAAGCTGGGGCGAAGTTTTTGCTTGTTAATGGCCGTCTAAAACATCAAACAAACAAAGCGTGTGCTTTTCCTTCAGTCTTGGTGGTGATGTCATTATGAGTAAAATATTACATTCGTTTACTCTACACGATCATACTTCCGAATTACTTCGTAAAAAATCAAAGAAGGGTTACATGAGTCAAAATGTATCAGCCGCAATTGAATGGTATTACAATTCACCAGTATGGACAAAAGAACGAGATGATGAGGGAGAGTTTACCGGCAAGCTAGTCAGAGCAAACAAAGGCGTTGTTATTGCTCCATATGAAAGAAAGAAATACCAAGAGATCATAGGAACTCTAAACAAACAGATTGATGCTCTTAAGGCTGAGAAGAAAGCACTACAGAATAATAGGTTCAAGTTTTGGAAGAAGATGCCTCAATAGGGGGTATTAACGGCCAAATATTGCATCTAAACCTTCTAAGAATGCATTAGTATAAGTTGATGGATCAGTGGCAATACCAACGACATCAATATCTGCACCTGCTGCTCTTGCTGCATCTACTTGATTCCTGAAATCATCATATATTTCCCCAACTTCAGTTAGTCCCGGTGATAATACATATTTGATTCCAAAATAACCGCCAATTATTGAAAAGATAAAACTCATAGCGGAA